TAGATTTTTATCTTGCGATATAGGCATGCATATTTTCACGGCTAAAGCCAATGCCAATAGGTCAACAAACGTCGATGAGTATTTAGAAGTGTCCACCACATTCATTGTGTAGTACAAGTAAACATTAGTAAACGTTGGGTCTATGTCACACCACAAAACTCGGCCTAAAACACTCCAAGACTCTCGGCTACCTGGGTCCTGTAAAGTCCTAGGGGTCAAGCAGTCATTAGGAAGCTGATACGCGTACTTGCCAGGGGGTGTTAACTCACCAGACAACGGCTGCAACATAGAGTACTTACGCGCAAAAGGCCAATCAAACTTGGTTAGGAGATATCGTTTTGTAGACTCATAAAATACATCACACATCCTAGCCCGTTTATTTTTCTCGTCAAACGACCGTATGGCGTCTGCCCCAAGCATCGCTAGGGCTAAATTGCATATTTGTATTTTAGAGTCTGACATTAGTCTACCTTCCTATATCGGGCATCCAGAATCTGTGATACCAAATCAGCTTTGCTACCTTTTTTAAGAGTAACATTATACAGCTCTTTGGCCGCGTCAGAAGCCTGCTTAAAAGACCATTTAGAATTCAGCAGCATGTCTTCAGTGTCACGAGCAAAATCAATATCTTTCTTCTCTTCGAGTGACGTAAAGTGCACTGGGCACTCGTCAAAGTCTGCCACCTGGCCGGCCATGAAAAATGTAATCTTTCCATTCACCCACACCTGGCAGCTACAATCTGCAACACATTTCATATTTTCCTCCTGACTCCCTCAGGCGAACCTGAGGGAGCGCTTAGTTAACCTGCAGTCTGGATACCAGGAAGAACTACGCCAGCAGACCAAGTGCCTGCAGTAGTAGTGCCAATGAGATCAAGCTTAACATACCTAGCTATATCTGAGGGCAATTCCAGCTCAATGGTCTTGCCTGCGAGAGTGCACGTATGAGACGTATGAGCGTCAGCTGCGGCATCAGTCGCACCGTCGGTAATAACTACGCCGGTACACCCGGCTAGAGTTGAAGAACCCTGGACAAAGATTTTAATCGGCGTGCCTGGACCCGGGCGAACTGACTCCATGTCAATTACTGTAGGGGTTCCATTATGCGCCAAACCATCGGCAAACATTGTGTTCTTATCAAGAATCATTTCCTACCTCCTATTATGTCAAGACTGCTTCAGTCTCGAGAATTGCGTTACATGACCGAATAGGCACACCGCGGAAAGTGAGTACCTCTTTACCGAAGATATTGGCGTAACCGAGAGCCGCGTTAGACTTTTCAACAGCCGCGATGTCCAGCATTGCATGGACTGCAGGAGAAGCATAAAATACTCCTCTACCCATGTTGGTCTGCGGAACTGTATACTTGGCCTTGATCATGGCGTGGTACAGAGACTTCTGAGCTGCCGCGTCTTCCATATCAGCCAGCTCAACGTTAGCAATACGAACAATATAACGCCAATCTTTAACACAGAAACCCATCTTCCATTGGTAATGCGTACGATAACCTTGATACCGGCCACCATCATTGTCAAACAGAGTAACTTCACCGAGATCACGAGACTGCAAACCAGCTTGAGAGCCCTTAGGAAACGTGGCAAAAACAGTACTCTCGCCCCAGTGAATGTACCAAATAGAAGTCTGCTTACTGGCAGTATCACCACCAGCATTGATGATATGCTTCAGATACGCTGAGTTTGTCTGAGCTGTAGGCTTATCAGCGGGGGCGCCAATAATGTCATAACGTGGCGCAAGGCCCATGAAACGCTCAGGATTGGTAGCAGTATCACCGTAAAACAGAGTCGTTGCCATGGTATTCGACATAGACTCAAGGTGAGGCATGTCCTCTGACATACGGAACTCAGCTGAATTACCATTCAGCATAGCGAGGTCTTTATCAACTTCGCTGTAATCTTCCAACATACCCATAGTTTCGGTTACCTGAGTGGTTTCACTCTTGGTAGGACGAACACCATAGTTCAACTTACGCCAGGTTGCTGAAGGAAGATCAGATCGAACAGTGATCTGGTGACCAGTTGGGAGGTTACCTTCAAGAACTGGCACGTCTTCCAGGATAGGGTTAAACTGCTGAAGCACTTCTGCGATCTTGGCAATTTTGCCATCCGGATCCATGCGCTTGGTTACCGTAACTATATTCGGCAACTCGCCGCCATTATACAATGTAAAAGCCATACTTTACTCCTTAAGAGTTACTGGGGTGACCGTCCCCATACATAGTCTGTGCAAGTGTCTTCTGGCCTGCTGGCCTATTCACCGCACTCTTCAAATACCCGCCTTCCTGCATACTTTTTCCAATGTTATACAAGAAAGTTAAAACTGCTGGATGATTACCCCAGCCTGATGCATTCAAAGCCTTAGTCAACGATCCATCCGGGTCATTCTGAGCTAGGGCTTTCTTGGCCAGGGAAAGATTAGTTTTCGCATTATCGCCCCATTTTTCAAGCTGGGCTTCACCTAACTCGCGAAGAGCGACAGCTTCAGCTTCTTTAGACGATTGCAGCATTCCACCAAACTTAGTCAAGGTGGCGTCGAGCTGCGCTTGCGTAAACTCATTATCCTTGGCAAACTGCTTAACTTCAGCAGGTATACCTTCAGGCAACTTGTAACCGTCCACTTCGGGTACGACTCGTTCAACCGGAGGTTTGTCTCCTGGCTCGGCTGTCTTCTCTTGTGGAGTAGTTGGCTGCGCTGGTGCTACTTCTGTTTTTACTTCAGGTGTAACTTCAGGTGTTTCAACCTTAGGAGTTACATCCGCGGCAGGTTCCTGTGACGGTTCTGCTGGGGTTTGTAATTCATCTGGCATATCAATCCTCGTTTAGTTTCTGTTGACTCAGCAACAATTTAGGATACGCTGTAGGGTCAGCATCTTCAAGCATCTGTAAAATCTCAAGTCCGACAGCGCGTTTTCCTTCTAAATAATACGTGTGGGAATTGCCTGTAAAGGTATCCCCGTATATATTACACATAGATAAAATGTGCCATATAACTTCTTTGCCAAATGACTTACTAAGTAACTCACGGACATTGGCGTTAAATACTTCGTGATCCGTTTCTGCGGTCATATCATACCCATATCCTGAGCCATCTGCTGGCCTTCAAGTAGTGTCACGCCAGCCTCAGCCTGTGTTTTCTGCGCTGACGCCTGCTCTGCATTCATCTGTGTAGCCATTGCTTGCTGCTGCATCTGAGCTTCTGCTTGCTGCTGAGCTTGCTGAGCCGCTTGACGCTGCTGCCGTATGGCTGCTACGTCTTCTTCAGTTCTCAAGATACCGAGCTTGACACCAGTTATGTCAGCGTACTCACGAGTAGCCTCATCAATATCAACGTTGTCCATGATACCCTGGTCAAACTGTGCCGCCTGACCAATGAATGCCAAGAAGGAATTGATACCTTGAAGCGCTGACGCTTTCTGCGCCGACGCAAGTGGGCTAACCAGAGTGATTTTGTACTCACTGGCCATCTGTGCAAGTTCTGGGCTCAACGGCTCAAACATGTCTTTTCTCAGCATGATGTTAAAGCAACGTTCAATAATCGGCTGAAAGAACTCGTGTTGTAGTCTCTCAATGACTGGTCCAAGTCGCAGCATCTTCTCGATCTCATGCACATCCACCTGACGAGCCTTAAGAGGCGACGCGTTAGGATCACGAGACGCTGTTAAAAATATATCATTAAAGAAGTTTCGTTGAATCCGTTGCTCGACGCGCTCAATGGCGTTACTGATGCCGTTATAATCGAAATTTACCTGGTACATCTGCTCTACTTTCTCGTTAGGATTCGAGTAGTAGTTGTACCCGCCAGGTAGGGTATTTAGTTTTCCGCGCATACGCGCAGGGGCGTTGAGCGGTGGATCCAGAGTCTTATGAGCCGCCATGAGAAACGCTTTTTCCATTTCTTGCAGCCGCTTGATATCTGGGAGCGCCCGACTGCCGGGACCTATACCATAAGTATCTGACCCAATAGTTCCCCACCGTCCTACGGGATACGGAAACTCGTAGAACCCTTTAACTCTTAAGGGAGTCTGACTATCCACGCTTCGGGCGCCAGCACTAGACGTGGCGAGCTCATAATATACCTGAGTAAACGGTTTATCCTGATACGGCTGCTTTACTACGCCTTCCAATATGGCCGCATAAGGCTTATCAATCCCACCTTCATTCTGCTTTACCCGCTTCTTAATATCGGGTGATACAGTATCGGGAAACATCTCAGCTAGCTGCCGCTGAGTCTTAAAAATTACTCGGTAAAACCCATCTGACAAACCTTTAGAGTTAAAAGATACCGTGTACTCTCCCGCAGTCAGAAGCTCGAAACGAAAGGGTACAGTGTCATCATCAGTATCGCTGCCCACGTACATGCTACCAGTACCAAATCCCGCGTACTCGACATAGAAACTGTTTATCACAGCATAGAAATTCGAGGCTTGAAGTTTCTCGTGCATCAGTTCTTCGGCCTGTTGTAACCACCTCTTTAGGGGCTCGATATACTTCAAACGCGAATCTGACCAAGAGAGCTTAAACCATGGACGCGACGGTGATGTTAGATTGCCGTGCATACCTGATGTAAGTACATACAAGGCGTCTTCAGCCATGTTGTTTACTACTTTCGGTGAGGTAAGCTTCCGTTTTCTTGGCTTAGACAGTGACTGATAGACCCCTCGCCCAGGTAACAGATACTCGGATATAGTGCGCCACTCAGCTTCCCACTCAGAGCGTTCGTCTTTAAGCTCCTCGTTGCTGCTAACTATCTTCTGGTAACCGAGATTCTCTGGAGCTTTCATCAAGTACCTGCTAGTATCGATTTAGTTGTAGTAGTAGCTTCTTCATCTTCGTCGTCAAGCAATGACTTAGTATGAACCGTCTTAGCTCTACCCTTCTGTTTATCTGTATCTGCCATGTAGTCGGCACGCATTTTCGCTTTAAGTGACTCCTGCTCTGCGACCCAGTCAACCGCTGGGGTCTCTGCGACCGGAGGCACTTGGATAATTTGGGGCTGCTGAGGCATTTCCATAGCCGCACTTGACTGCATACCTTCCATCATCTTGGCCATGGCCATCATCATCATAAGCCCTGACATATCCTCTCCGCCTCCAGTATCTGATGGGGGTGGTGGAGTTATGTTACTTCCGCCTTTACTGCCCATCTTATACTCCTAAGGTTCCTGAGGCACCGAGAGCATATTCCTCAGTGTCTAAGAGAGTTTTCGCTTTTTGACCAGATGAAGCAGTAACTAAGGTTTCTTTACCCTTGCCTTTGCCCGTGTACTTGCTAGGATCACCACGCACTACACTGAATCCACCGAAGCCATCCGGGTCGCCGAACTGTCCTCTGAGAGAATCTAGAGTGTTTTGTTTGCCCTCATCCCAGATTGTGGCGAAGTAATTGTTAATGCGCTCCTGCTTCTGCTCATCAGTAATCGAAAAATCGATACCGAGTAAATCAGCATTGGCCTGCTGTTTAGTAATCTCAGTATTGATATAATCTGTAGCGGAGTTCGCAGCACTCAGATAATCGCTATACGCTGCGTTGGTATCTGCTCTACCCTGGGCTACTCGCTGTTCTTCCATACGACGATCATACTCAGCCTGCTGGTCTGCCTGCTGCTGTTCATACGAAGGGCCTGTACTTACGGGCGCCGCGTGTCCGAATCCTGAAAACATCTGAGCCATCATGGCTTCTTGCTGCTGCTGCCGCTGTGCTGCCGCTGCCGCCTGATTAAAACCAGTTATCCATGCATCGGATAGATTGGACGCTCCTGGTGTAACCCCAGAACCCTGTATGGTCTGACCAGATTGATACGCTGTCGCGCCTCGGTTATAGCCGTCTTGCAGCCTGGAAGTCTGATCTCCCTTACCTGACCCGCTCATTTAAGCTTCCTCCAACAATGAAGTCCCGGTTTGGGATTCGGTTTTAAAGAGCCCACCATAGTCTGTGACCGTTGGCTTAGGCCGATTCTTACCAGTGAAATAGTCATTCCACGCCTGTATATTTGTTTCGTCTTCCTGGCGCTGTAAATCGTTCTGGCTACCCAGAATGGGATTTACTATATTACCAATCCACCCTGACCCAGCGTGCTGCTTTGGCTGCATGAATGCCTCGGTCCCCGCCCCGTAATTATTAAGATGCTGCACGGGCCCTTGAACTGTATTGGTAAACGACTGAATAAAATCTAAGTTTCTAAGAGGTGTTCTGCTCTGTACTTTATCTATCGTAAAACCCGCTGGGTCAAAAACAAACTGCAGCGCGTCTCCAAGCCCTTTGCCTCCGCTACCGCCCATCTGAGGCCTCCATTACTGTTATGGTCGCGTCTTCGATTCTGCCCTGGCATCTCATTCCACTGGGCAGGATACCGATTTTTCTGAAACCGGATTTAAGACAGGTTATGCATGACGCTCTGTTCGATATCGGGATGATACCATACAGCGAATCGAGATACCACGTACCATCTTTATGTTTCCAATGGTTTAATATCTGGTCCAGGGTATACCTCGCGTATGTCAGAGTATCTTTATATTTATTATCTGGGTGCATGCTGAAGTGTATCTGGGCTGATTTACCCGTGAACCCTTCCAGCATAAACTCACCCACGATTCTACCATCATCGAGGATGCAGTACATATTCTGGCCCATACGAACTATCATATCAAGTACATCTGACCAGGTGGGGCTATCTAGGTCGCACAACCTGAACCGCAGGGTGTCGTACATGTACAGGGTCTGCCAGTACGTCTGTACCTCATCCTTGCCCATGGTGAGCAGTGGCTTGACACTTATCATACGAAGTTACCCTTGGAGGCAGAGTATCTGTCCATGTACGATAACGGATCGTAGTCGTCCTGCTGAGTACCGTTATCGCTTTTATACATCTTCATCAACATATTCTCGGTAACGCCCAGGGCTTCCATTTCCGGTGTAAGTACCGGGGTCTCGTCAAGCTCTTCAGCAAATGTGAGTACCAGGGCGTCACCGAGATCAGTGGATCGAAACCCACGCTTCTTCAGCTCTTTCTTGGATTCGATCTGCATTTTGCCCCGATCATTAATCTCAAACGTAGGGGCAGACAGGTCCCGCTTCAGCCCTTCTACGTCTGGTAAGTCAAGGGGTCGTTCTGGATCGCAGATGGCGGTCTTGGCTCGTCCCCACATTTCGTCTTTTTTACGATGGTACAGATCGTCGTAGGTGGCACCGTCGAAGTGAACTGGGATAACTCGATCTTCAAACCCCAGCTGGTAAAGTCTTGACCAGATAGCTTCTCCGCGGCCTGCGTCGATAAAACAATAGTGTGCTTTCCAGTCCCGCAGGATCGCAGCCACTCTAGTAGCGAGTGCCATTGGGTCGATTCCTTGGAAAACCTCCGGCTCAAATACTTTCCTTCCCTGTCTTCTGATAATAACTGCTCTATCGCCCTTTTCGGCATACGCTGGATCGACCCCGATTACCCTTGGTGCAAAGTTATAGGATTCAGGAGGAAGATCCAAATTAACACAGATTTCGACTTTGTCCAAGGGAATCAGAGTCTCTTCTGACGATGCTGACCAAGAAACATAAAACTCCTGCTCGATGAGTGACTCAGGCATCCCTGCTTTTCGTTCGGCGTCTATCTCTTGAAGAGACGGATAGCCCGTATCGATGCACGTGAGGCGCTCATAAAACCAATCGGGGTTTTCTTCTGCCATTTTCGCGAGATCGTAGAAGTGATTCATCCCGCGAGGAGTCCCGTTAAATAGAGCCCAGCCGCCGTTTTCTGCTAGAACCGGGCGCATGTAGCCCCAGATACCTGGCTTGTGTAAGGAAAACTCGGTAAAAACTATGCCCAGGGGGTTAGTGCCGACTACTGCATCCGGGTTATCTGAGCCTACCAGGTGAATCAGGGAGCCGTTGCTCAACCATATCTTCATCTGCTGGTCTAGCTTTCTGGTGATAATTTCCGGCGGTATGTAGTCTAGGAACCGTTTACCGGAGCCATCTGAGCCGTCCCATATGATGGAACGTACCTGATTCGCGAAGGGCGCGATGTAGTAATACAGGCCCTTCCGCTGAATCGCTTTAGCCGCTAGGATATTGATGGCCGTGAGATCCTTACCGTTCCTCCTTGGCCAGACTGTAACTCCCCGCAGCCCAGGCTTTTCCTGGAGCATGTAGTTCCAGGTCGACTTCTGGTAATCTCTGGGTGCAAGTATGGGGAGCTGTATGTTCATAGAGTCAGCGTTGCTGTAGGTACGGTATCAGTCGATAAATATTCTTTTCCAGCCAGCCGATGCGTGTGTTGCACTGTGTACACAGTAACCCGCGAGGCTGCTTGGTGTAGTGGTCGTGATCCAGACACGCCCGTTTTTCTACGAGGCCGAAATCTTGGAGACAGATCAGGCACTGCCCTTTCTGTGCGTCCATGAGGTCTCGAAACTGCTGTTCAGATACCTTATATTTTGACCAGAGGGAGGCCATATTTTCCCTGTGGGCTTTCTGAAGCTCTCCCGGCGGTATAGATTCCTTGTCGGGTTTTATGACCTGCGAGAGCGCCATCAGTTTATTTGATTAAGTATCTGTACCGTCACTCCTGACCCGCCGTTTTTCAGCTGGTCCTTAACCTGATCTGCCAGGTTTATGGGATCACGGTTTTGTATTGTCTCAACTGCTTTGACCAGGTTGTTAAGCTTCGCAGACGCCCTATCGTCCATTGAGTTAAGTTCACTAGCCAAAAGAAGTGCTTTTTCAAGGAATGTCTTTTCAAGTTGTGCAATTAAGGGTTGATGATCTATCTGCCTAAAGAGACTAATGATACTGAGTTTACTACGCGTGATGGTTTCTAGGGCGTCTGCAAACTGTTGCATGTCCGTGGTATTGGGTAGAGCCGTAGGTTCTATCTTACGCTCCCATCCTTTGATCTCGATTTCTTCAAGTATGTCTTGTTCCCTGAACCCGTAGTCTTTGGCCAATTGAGAGGTAGACTTCCCCAGAAATTCGTAATCGAATTTGCATGCCTGGATTTTATGTACCTGTATGTTGCTCATGTCTGATCGGCCTCGAAGATTTGGGATAGAACTACGATATTTATATCGTACACTGAAACAACAGAAAAGTACATAGCTATTATTCTTAGTGATTCCAATAGGTTACGCGTAAGTAGTTGAAATGATTACGAAAAATAGTTGTAAAGCTGAAAAGTGAGAACCGGCATAGAATAAGCGTCGTAGAATCGATTCTGGTCTTCCTCGGCGACCGTCATCGCGAATTTGAAACTAGTTAATACGTTTACATAGGCCTTTTCGAAAAGCCGATTAAGGAGCACACACACATTCTAGAATGAGATCAGACTTTACGAACACCACGCTTCCGGTTTAGACCAAAATTAGGAAAATTTGCGTGGAGGTACTACCACGCTTCCGGTTTAGCCCGAAATTGAGAAAATTGCGTGGGGAGATCACGCTTCCAGTTCAGACCGAAATTGAGAAATTTGCGTGGGGAGACTACATTTCCGTTTTAGCCCGAAATTGAGAAAATTGCGTGGGGAGACTACCTCTCGCGTGGAATCATATGTATTTTCCCCCGGGGCCCCCTTTATTTATACACATTTATTCGCGATCGGGGTAAGAAACTTAATTAAGCGTAGTTAAGATTAACCTTATGAATAAGGAGGAATATGTATCAACTGAGGGTTGAGACAAGACGTCGTAGAGACGACGTTAAAGTTGTGCGTATGCACAAGAATTGTTTAGCATCAGCAATAGAAGCCGCAGCTAACTTGATGTTATTCAAGGTAGCTGACGAAGATGCTAACTATACTATGAGTATAGAGGTATACAACAGCGATGCAATCACTGAAGTATACATAGAATGTTAAAGTCAGCGTTTGCACTTGGAACATTCTTCGGCGTAACGATAGTTATCACTATCCTATTACTTAAAGGAGTAGCATTATGAAAGACTTGTCAGCATTGGTAGACAAGACTAAAGAAGCAAAAGCAGTCGGTTCAGGAACCCCTTGGAAAGAGAGAATAGTTAACTATCTCTTGGATCAGAAGGGTTACAGAGCACCAATCAAGAAGGTGCTTGAGGTAACTGATGAGAAGTATGACCCGAACAAATATCGGGCAAGAAAGCATTGCTTGGACAGTCAAAAGACATACATGAAGCAGGACCTATTGGTTCATGCATCATATGACGGCGAGGACATGGTCCTTGTCGGTCTGGAAGACAAGAAGACAGGCAAAGTTCATCCATTCAAATAGAATGGATTGGGGAGCTTCGGCTCCCCAACTTTTTTTTGTTATGATACGGGGGAATATTAGTGGTGTGGATCCCACCCACCCACCTCCCACCACCACCGCTCCCGGCGGCCGAACGAATGTACCTGGGGCTTACACGCACAATACTATAGAGAGCCTGACCAGTGGGAGCCACACCTGCCACAGGCCCCTGAACACCTGGAAGTAGTAGCAACACGAGCACACGAGACAGAGCGGGCCCTGAAAACCTGCGCCGATTCGTATGATCTGTCCCTAACCTGCGCCGATTCGTATGATCTGTCCCTGACCTGCGCCGATCCATGTGGGCTGACCAAAGTAAGATGACTCTCAATGGCATCCCGACACCACGAAACTAACACGCCGCCACTCTGAAGGCGGACGAAACCCGGTTCCCTGACCATGAGAGCTACTTCTGCGTCGACTTCCCGTAAAAACATTACAAAAATGTAAAAGTAATTCAAAATTGAATCAAGATTTCAAAGGTCCAGTAGGTAGACCGACTCCCTAAAAGTACCTACCTACTTAAAAAAGTGTAAGGATTTCAATTACTTATATTCTTTTTTTAGGTAATTAGGTAAATATATATTATCAATATAGTAAAATGAACAGCTGCTATAATATATATGACTATACGAACGGCTACCTAAAGCCTAAATCCCTGCGAAAAACCTACGATTTAGCTATTTAATTAAACACCTAATAAGCCTTAACTAATTGAAATGACTAAGAAAAAAAGACGTTTACAAAGCAAGGAAAATATACTATAGTGAAATAAGAAGAGTAAATAAAACCATCCACCTACACAAAACCCTGGAGAAAGTATGAAAAAACGAGCGCTCACCGATAAACAACTGCAAGAATTGCAGTGGCTGTACCTGATTGGGGTTGAAATCAAAGAGATTGCCCGCCATTTTAACATCACATACTCAGCAGTTACGTACCACACCAGACCGCTAAAGAAGGAAAGACTCTCTCTTGGCCAAGTGGTTAATCAGTACATGAGGGAGGCTGCATGAAAATCCAAACACAAGATCGGTCGCATCTTCAGTATCCACAGTGGGAACTACAGAACATCCCTCAAGAACTCAAAGACATTAATCAGTGGCAGGAGTGCTACCGCATAGGAGAAATAGATCCTTCTGGTCAACCGGTAACGACACCAAAAAGGCCGAAGGGCGGATCCAATCCACCATTCCCCCTCTCATACCATCAGGCTACTAAAGACCTAAGCGACTTTAAACACTTTGGGTTTGCCCTAAAAAAAGATGACCCTTACATCATTATTGACGTGGACGATCTCAAAGCGGGGTTTACTCAAGAAGATTTACCGGACACCCTGAAAACCCTCTTGAGCGCCTTCCCGACGTATAGTGAGCTCTCTCCTTCTGGTCAGGGATTGCACATCATATATCGGGCCACCAAGGATACCCTGAAAGCCTACGGCGCGAAGACTGATGGTGTTATAAATTTCAAGGGAACTCTGTACATACACTCGAGTTTCGTCACCACGACCGGCCACATCTTCAACAAGGCCAACAAGATCATAACTGACATATCAGTTCAGATTCTAGAAGCCCTCGTGGTAGCCCCAACCAACGTAACTAGGCACCCGAAATTTACACCAGAATATCCACAAGGACTTGGCAAAGTTAACTTCACTCTGGACGACGTATCACGATACCTGTACACGCTCCCAGGATCACTGACTGCCTCAATATTTGAGCATCCACTCCGTGAAGCCTATTCCAAGTTTTCTCAAGACCTACGAAACATATCAGACTACACCCATTGGCAGTATATAGCTGCATCCTTGAACCATGCCTGCTCACTCATAGGAGAGACAGAAGCCGGTGCAGTCTTATTTGCTGATTGGTCAAAAACCAACGATCCGAATGGTAGTTTCAGCTCAGATAAAGACGCGGTAGACAAATACTACGCCAACCCAGCCAAAGATGCCCAGGATAATCAGATAACCTATCTCACCTTATTCGCTCTGGCCAAATCACTTAAGCCAAAATGGCCCTTCGTAGCGCCTCAAAAAGATAAGAACGCAGCCATAACCCCACTGATAAACAACAGTCACAACTGGTCAGCTTTATTTAAGTTCTTCGGTGTCGAGATACTACAAAACACTGTAACCAAGGAATACGTGTTCAAAGGCCCACAGGCACTCATAGACCGGTACTTCGGCGCACACCCTATCTCAGGCAGTGAAGAAATGGTATCCAGAGTTCTTGCCTTCGCTCATGCAAACGGAATGCCAAATGCCGGCGCGAGTTCTGGTAGTATAGGTGCGAAACACATGACCGTGCACGCCAAGAAATTTAACCCCATAAAACAGTGGATCGATGATGCGCCACCACACGACCCCTCTGGTCCTTCATACTTCGAAGAGCTCTGGCAGACTCTGCACCTCCAGGATCATGAGGCCCATAATGCTCCGCTGTTTCGTAGTTATCTGAAGAAGAATCTCATGGGCATCATACGTGCACACTATTACCGCGGCCGGCACAGGTCTACGACAGGTATCGTAATACTGTCAGGCGGTGAGAATACATACAAATCTACATGGCTACAGCAGCTCCTGCCACAGAAACTGTCTGAAGAATACATATTCTTGAGCCAGGCCTCACTCAACCGTAGTAACCCGATTAAGGAAATCCAGCTAGAGACAGCTCACTGCCAGATATGGGTTAAGGATGAGGCTGGAGTATTTCTCAGAGCCGATGGAGATATAATAAAGAATTTTCTGGTTCAGCCTAATGATTTGGCCAGGGGGCTGTGGAAAACGAAACCTACGCCGACACCGAGAATGTGTATTTTCTTTGGAACGACCAACAGATCAGAGCTACAGATAACTGATGATGGTTCACGGAGGTTTCAGATCATTCCTGTTAAGCTGTGTGATACCAAAGCCCAAGCGAAACTAGATATGGTTCGAGTATATCGAGAGCTCCTGTATGAGTTTGAGCAAGAAAAAGGTAGCAAGGTTAAGCTGTGGGCACTGAGTGATGAAGAACTGCAGCTGACCAACCAGATAAATGAAAAGTGTCGAGGTACCGAGTCTGATTTAGACCTCCTGTTACAGCAGACCTACGCCACTGAAGTGCCCTTTAACATGGATGATTTCACTGGAAACCAGGGCGCGATAATGTACGGTAAACTGACGACACAGCGGCAGGTCAAGGAAGACATAGTTAGAGCTACGAACACCTCTCTGGCCAAACTGTCTGCGATACCGCATGCGATGGCCAGGTTGTGTAGAGAATGGACGGGATTGCGTGGTATAAGCTACAAAGACAAATGGATCATAAAAGACGGGCGAGCTTGGAGGGAAAAAACAGACGGAACCAAAAGTCAAGATGGGTTTATAGCGCCACCAGTTCGTATTGACTGGGAGATGGCACAGATGAAAAAGTCGAAGGAGGAATTAACATGATACTTGATAGAGAAGTTCTGAAAGCTGAGGTAGATACGACTGATGAAGAGATTGACAGATTTGAGGATGATTTCCTAGACGACTATAACGACGCACATGGTACGAATTTCACCGCGATAAGTAGTTCATAAGGAGAAAAGAATGTCTAAGGATACGTGTTATATACACTTTATAGAAGCCGGCACAGGTAGAATGGTTTCAAAACAGGCCACTAGGTTTCCGCCAGAAGTCGGTGATGAGATACGCTTAAACAATAACACTTTCTATGCGTGCGTATCCAAAGTGTGGGTATACGATGAGCCTGAGTGTCCTCACGCGCGGTTAAATATGAGGGTAGAAAAGGCATAGTTTCACCCTGATTCATCACGAATCATAGCCCGGGATTAAATTATTTTAATTTCGGGTTATTTTATTATTTACGGGGTACTTCCACTATTATATAATAATAAGAAAAAGTTGATTTTTAACCGCGAATAAAAACTGGAGGACGAAAATGATGATTAGAAAGTGTAGCAAGTGCGATAGATATAGTTTTTCGTTGAGCCGTTGCTTAGACGGTAAGGTTAACCCGCCCACCTTGAAAGGTAGCAAAGAAGCTACAGATATATTTGGTCTGAGCTACTTGTGTCCGTACAGTAAGTGGTGGAAAAAAGTAGCTAAAGCGAGAGGAGCCATAAATGAACATGCTAATAAAGCTGGAATGTCCCTTCTGTAACGCAGACCACCACGTGCGAGTATCCAAAGCGCAGTGGGTAGCCTGGAAACGGGGTATGAATATCCAGGATGCCATGCCAAACCTGAAACGAGGTGCGCGAGAGCAGTTAATCAGTATGCTCTGCCCAGAATGTCAGCTTAACGTGTTTAAGCCGATAGAAGATGATGAACGCAGTAAACTAGGAGGACTACCAGACGGTTATTAAACAAGTGTTGATGTATGAAACCGAAGATAAAGTGAGGTTCGAAACCGTAGAGGGCGCCCTGCGCCACGAGAAGTTTCATGAGATAGTAGGCGCATTGGAAGACGCTAGGAATGCCCGGCGACAGCAAGAAGCTGAAGACCAGAATGAAACGAATTTCGAGCGCAAAGAGTTTTATAGAAAACGACACGCAGAAAAACTGGGCTATACGTTTAAGCCCGACACGTACGATCCTACAGTAAACTACAAAAGGAGGTAGACCGTGTTTCCACCTGAAGAACACAGTGAGATAAGCCCGAGTAAACTGTCACGAATTATCGAGTGCCCTGGGAGTTTCCAGCTGAGCAAGCCCTACGAGGGTGAAGATAATTCGTATCAGTCAACCTATGCAGCTGAGGGATCGATGCTCCATTTAGCTGTTGAAACGTATCTTAAAAAAGGACTCACAGGCGAGGTGCCGAAGGATATTATAAGCCCTTCGCTGGACAGAGATCAGCTGAATGCTGTTCAAGACTGCATCGATTACCTGGACAATATCATGCGTTCCATCATGGGCGATTACGACATCTTCATTGAAAAGCGGGTATACCTGCACAGTCTCAGTCAGTGGCTGTATGAGTGTGACGGTACCTGTGATATTATCATCACGACTAAAGACAGTATAATCGTGATCGACTGGAAATTCGGACAGGGTATCCCAGTATACGCCGATCGTAATGACCAGTTGTACGCGTATGCTGCCGGTGCCTGGGCGGAGTATGCTCCGGATAACCTTGAAGTTCAGATAGAAGTTCACGTAGTACAGCCAAGACTCGATAATTTCGATAGCGCGAGTATCACCTCGGCTGACCTGCATAACTGGATTACCTCACGAGTTGAGCCAAGCTTAGCTCGTGCGTATTCCAAGAATCCACCGTTTAACCCGGGGGTTAACCAGTGTAGATGGTGTCCTGCGAAATCTACTTGTAGAGCGCGATTTAACACGGCGAACCAAACCGCGGCTGACGTATTTGGCGCGCACGCGAAGCTGCCCAATGAAATCGGTCTAGAAGACATAGGAGCTCTCTTGGACAAAGCGCCACAGCTTGAAGATTACATTAAAGATTTACGAGTATTTGTACAGCGTAAGCTTGAGCAAGGAATAGAAGTTCCTGGTTGGAAGATTGTGCTGGGCCGTTCCAATCGTGCTTGGGTTGATTACAGTGAAGCTGAAGAATGGTTGCTAGAAAACTTTGATTACGAAGACATCTATACGACCAAGTTGGTATCTCCAGCACAAGCTGAGAAGCTAGAACGAACTCTCAAGAAAGATGAGAGTTTCCAGAGTCTGATTCACAAGCCTGAGGGTAAGACCACGATGGTACGTGAAGACGATAAACGACCAGCGGTTGATTTTAAATCCGCGAGTGAAAAATTTAAGGAGGCACTAAATGAACAATAAAGTTGAAGTTAAGCCAGAGCGTATGGCCAAGGAAGAACGTATCGAAGCTACCATGAAACTGCCGATGTTATCTGAGAGCCTGTATGACTTGCTCGAACGTGACGGATTCAAGACAGGTAGTGATATTTACAGTAACGTTGAGCCCAATGATTACGACTGGTGTATCAACGTGCCACCACACGCGTTCTCAGGGTTTGCGTTAAATACTGACGCAGACTACTGGATTAACGATGGATTTGCCAGTGTGTACGCACATTACCACGGGAACCTGTTGAACATAATCTGTTTCAGTGACTACGAACTCATGCAGGCCTGGTTCATGGCTACCAAAGTTATGCGGCGGTTGAGTAATCAGTATCAAGTAGATCAATATGGGCGAGTTGTTGCAGATATTGGCGCACTATTTAATGAAAAGTGGGCGCGGGTTCGAGTATTCAGAGCCTTGAAAGACATCTTCTGGCCAATGAGAGAACTGCCTGAACCGCTCGATAGACAGGAGGCACTCCAACATCACATGTGCATGATCTGTGGGCGCGAAGCTGTTAATTTCACGTGCAAAGCCGCGAGAGTCGCGTATCAAGAGTCTGGGATTTGTGAACGATGTTCAACTACAAATTCGTAATAGGCTAAATAAACGTTTACAAAAACCGAAAAAAGGTGTATTATGTATAAAATAAGAATGACAGACAGCGTGACGATTAAGAATTTCTCGATCTTGAAGCCTGAAGTCGAGATGGAATTTGACGACAATCGCTTGCTCGTCGGAGCGGTACAGGCAGTTCAAGAAGACTTAGCTTACGTAGTTGATTGTCAGCTTCGTACCATCGCTGCTCGTATGACACCTGCAGATAAAACTGCAGTTTTACGTGACGCCTCAGTTGACCCGAGGTTTGTTGCAATTTTAAAAGAATCCTAAGGAGGATACCATGGCTGAAAGTAAACAAGATGTAGTTGTAAGACTCGTACAGGAAGGAACCCACACTCGTCAGGAAATCAAAGACGCCGCAGATTGCACATCGGGTGCTCTGGCCAGTTACTTGTCAGGAATGCGTAATGCAGCCAAATTCACTGGCGCCGCAGTTTGTCCAATGGAAGTCGTTCTTGAAGACGGTAAGAAAGTCTTCACTGCTGTGACATTCGAAGCCGCTGAAGAGGCCAAAGCTGCCAAAGCTGCTACTGCCTCTGCAAGTACGTCTACCAAGACTCCTGCTGAGCGTCTTGAGGCTGCTACCAAGCGCGTTGATCGTTGTGACAGTGCTCTCGATAAAGCAAAAGAACGCTATGAAGCTGCTGAGGACAATCGTGAGCTGGAGCTGCGTTTCAATAAGGCTGAGATCGAGGCTGAGCTTGCCTCCATCGAGCTAAAGCGCGCTGAAGCACTCGTTGTTGAGGACGAGGATGCTGATGCTGATGACATCGAAGCTGAAGACGAACTCATATAAGTGATAGAAGGGTCGGTGTAATAGCCGGCCCTTCTTTTAACGAGTTTCATTCACCACACTGTATGGAGAATAGAATGACTGAGGGTAAAAAATTCGATACCAGTAAAACAAGGTTTGATCTGATCGAGCCTAAGTTTACTGAGGGTATCGCTAAGGTACTTACATACGGGGCCGATAAGTACGGGGCGTATAACTGGGTTTTGGTAGATAATGACACAGCTCGGTATACCGCGGCTTTACATCGGCATATCAATGCGTGGGAGCAAGAAGAAGACTGTGACCCAGAAAGTGGTATGCATCATCTCTTACACGCAGCTTGTAATTTAATGTTTTTAATGAGAGGACAATATGAAGCTACAGACGTATCTGGATTCAAAAGTAAGCGTACTATCTTCGACGACATCACCTGGACAGCTTGTCCTAAGGGCCGTGAAGTTAACCCAGAGCAAGCAGATCTTCGAACCAGGGACACCAAAAACCATCTCGACGCCCTTGTTACGCTTCTTGATAGAGGCCAATCACCAGAGCGTATTAGAACATGCATCGATAACCTTTGCTCTCGAAGGGGTGTCCCGCGCGTTTTTAGCTCAGATAACAAGACATCGGATGAGTAGTTTCACCAGTGCGAGTCAGCACTACTCAGACTATACTGACATGCCGATGACTGTGCATCCGCAGTGTAGAGCAGAGTTTGAAGAAGCTTATGTTAAGAACCCCGATCCGTATGGACAAGGTGCTCGTATAACACCATTAGAATTCGTTCTATGCGACTATGTAGCTATGGTTGATAACGGTGTGCCAATCTATGAAGCACGGATGATACTGCCCAACGCGAGTACCGTTAACATCATCTGGACAGTCAACGCTCGGAGCTTGCTGAATTTCTTTGAGCAGAGATTGTGTAAGCGTAATGTTGATGAGATGACTATTGTAGCCAATAAGATTTGGGATGAAACCTATAATTGGTGGCCAGAGTATGCTAATCTGTGTGGCCCAGCTTGCTGGCTCGGTAAATGTAACCAAGGCAAAATGACTTGCGGGTCATCTTATGAAAGGAGATAATATGAAATACACGATTAAGATCGAGAAAACTTATATGAAAGAAGTGCCTGAGTCTCAGAGCTACGAGGCTCATGCTAAGCCTGAAGTAGACGGTGACGGTGGATGGGGTTATGTAACAAAACCCGCGCATATTCGTGAGGCTACGGTAGAAGTATACCGTCAGGAGGTAGAGGACGTCGATATGCTGGCGATCGTTGCAGCCATTAATAAAGCGGAGTGGAAATAATGCCATTTAAACGTATATACGAATTCAATAAAGAAGTCATCGGGATCGATCGCAAGATCATCAGCTCATTGTTGCCCGATGAGGCACAGTGGCTGGTAGGAGCCTGGGAAGAGGAGGCGGGTGAGTTTGTCGACGCCTTTAACAAGTCGGATATCCCTGGCCAGGTGGACGCGATAATCGATCTCATGTATTTCGCTGTGGGAGGCCTAGTTCGTCTTGGACTGTCTCCTGAAGTGATGGAACAATGCTTCGCAGCAGTACACGAAACTAACATGGGAAAAGTCAAGGGTCGTAAACAAAGGGAGGTAGAATCAGACCTTGACGCGGTAAAATTGGAAGATTGGGAAGCCCCAGAGGGGAAAATCAAACAAGTATTGGAGAAAACAAATGATAGTGACTAACGTAAAAGCTGATTGGCTGTTCATTCTTGAGCCTTCAAAGAAAGGTAAATATGGCATGTGTTGCATCCTGGACAAAGATGATCCTCAGGTTGCCAAGGTTCAGGCTGAGATCGATAAGGCCAAAGTTAAAGGTATAGCCGCGGGTAAGTTTACCGAAGCTCATACTAAGTCTAAAACTTTCATGAAGTGCCTGCGTAATGGTACTGAAGAATGTGAAACTGAGGACCGTCCTGGGCATTATATGGGAACGATGTTCTTTAACGCAAACTGTGATAAAACTCCTCCAGGTATAGTGGGTCCTGACACTCAGCCCCTTATGAATAAGGATGGCGTGTACAGCGGAAGTTATTTTAATGTGGATGTTAATTTTTATCCTTACGCACATACTGATGGCGGAAAAGGCGTAGCATGCGGTCTTAACAATGTCATGTTCGTTAAAGCAGGTGAACGCTTAGATGGGAGACAAGATGCAGTCACAGCATTCGCGGGTATGTCGGTCGAAGGTAACCTCGAATAGAGACCTTGTTGCTCAGTTCTCCGGCAAGTGCTATATGCTGGGAGACCTGATTGCCTCTGATGATGTTAGTCCCGTGGAAATGGAAAGCATCCTCGCGGTAATGTTTGAACAATCACTGTGCGTGTTAGGCGTACAATAAAACTTAAGGGAAAGGTGGGCGGGATATGAGGTATTATGACTGAGCAAGAGCAAGATTGGTACTTTACGTTTGGATTTGGCCAGCTGTATCCGAATTGCTACGTTAAGTTTCACGGCACTTTTAATTCTGCCAGAGACCAGATGGTAGAAGTGTTTGGCGTCAAGTGGGCCTTTCAGTATGGGTCTGAAGAAGAAGCAGGAGTACATCGGTTCAACTTAAAGGAGATCACGCTATGATACTTACTTTTACTGGGGCCTTCATGGCCAATAAAGACAAGATACGCGCACAATTTGCTGAAGAGTTTCCTGAGGATTACGACGGCATAGTAAAGACCGTCGCCTCATTCATGCCTGATATGGACTCTGAGAATATAACAGTCATTAATGACGGAGATTATCAAGGCACACTGTTGTACATAATTCCCAAAAAGACTTATCAACCCAATCAATATTGGTCAGTTAAGATATATTACGGCTCGTGCAGCGGCTGTGATACCTTCGAATCAATTCGTGCGTCTAGGTCTGAAACCGAGAAACTCGACGACGTAATGACGTTAGCCTTGCATGTGGCTCAGGAGTTCGCTGAGGTCGAGGGGGATACCATATGATTAATCCTGCCCATGGATGTGAGCTATTCGCAACTTATCAACTTAAAGGAGATCACGCCGTGAAGATAATCGTAGACTTTGAAACCTACAGCGGGTACCCTATCGATGTTGGGTCTGTCAAATACGTTCATCATCCCGACGCTGATATTGTCTGTTTCGCATATAAAATAGACAACTGTATGACACAACTATGGCGGCCAGGTATGGCGTTACCTGAAGAGTTCTATGACGACCAGGCTAAGTTTTATGCGCATAACGCCTTGTTCGACTATCTAGTCTGGCATGTCATAGGAGTCGTAAAATATGACTTCCCTCCTATTCCCCTGGCCAGGTGGACTGATACACAAGCACTGACCAACAGGTATACTCTTCCTGGAGGACTCGCAGCTGCTGGTGCTGTTCTTGGTGTTGATGTACAGAAGGACAAGCAAGGGAAAGTTCTCATCAAGAAGATATGCGTGCCCGATAAAAACGGTAACCGTCCTCAGGTATCATCTAATGACATGACGGCGTTTTACGATTACTGTCGCCAAGACGTAGACAGTACCTACGAATTGATTAAAGCTTTGCCCAGTGATAAACTGGCTGATTTGGAACAGGAATTCTGGATCCTTACCCAGGAGATGAATCTTGAAGGGCTCCCGGTTGATGAGCTCATTGTGGACAAGATTCTTACGTACATCGAAACCTTCGCAGAGGAGATGACACGTCGTGTACCTGAAATCACAAACGGAGCTGTTGAAAAAGTCACTCAAGTGCAAAGGATGGTGGCTTGGGTACAGAGTCGCGGAGTGAATGTATCCAATCTTCAGGCGGCTACGGTTGACAAACTACTGGCCCAGGATCTTCCAGCCGATATCAAGGAACTACTGGTCCTCCGTCAGACAATTGGGAGAAGCAGCACGGCGAAGTATCGGAAGATAAAGGAGATGGCTTATGAAGGCCGAGTTTATAACAATCTACAATATTATGGCACCTCTACTGGGCGTTGGGCTGGCCGGGGTTTCCAGTTACATAATCTTCCAAGGGCCTCGGTTGAAAAACCCGAAGAATATATTGACGCTTTTGATAATTTTGAGCCTGTCGCTGATCCTGTTAATGTCGCTAAAGCACTCATCAGGTCTATGATTCGTGCCGAGCCGGGCGAGTCTTTGTTGGTATCAGATTACAGTTCTATTGAAAACCGGCTCTTGGCCTGGGTGGCACAAGATGAAGAAGCTTTACAGCTGTTTAGAAATGGTGGTGATCAGTATGTCGATATGGCGGCGTTCTTGTACGGGACGACTCCAGAGGGCGTTACAAAAGCACAAAGGCAAATGGGTAAAATCATAATACTTGGCTGTGGATACGGAATGGGGGCCATGCGCTTCGTTGAGACAGCGGAAACTTGGGGCGTTCACGTTTCGCCTTCTGAGGCTATGGTGGCTGTTAATGCGTATAGAGCTAAATACTCTTTGGTTAAAGACCTTTGGTACAAGCTCAAAGACGCCACGGTAGACGCAATCAAGTATCCCGGCAAAACCTTTACGTTCAAGCGGTGCTCCTTTCGAGTAGTGAAGTGTCGAGCCGGTAACCACTGGCTGATGATAACATTACCGAGTGGGCGAGCTCTGTACTACATGGAGCCTCACCTGGGTGATGACCCGTATGGCGTGGTTCCAGGTCACTATGGCACGAACCCTTATACGAAGAAGTGGGATCGCCTTAAGCTGATACCAGGTCGTATAATTGAGAACATCATACAAGCGCTGGCCAGGGATATCATGGCGCAAGGTTTACTCAATATAAAACAAAAGATGCCATACGTTACGCTTATTGGCACAGTGCATGATGAAGCTATAGCCATAATTAAGGACTTACATGTGAATACTACCACGGTTGGGGTATTCAATAGGCATCTGTGTCGGATGCCCACGTGGGCTGATGGCCTACCCTTGGAGGCGGAAGGCTGGATCGGCGCCCGATATAAGAAATGAGTTTATACGACAAACTTGATGAAGCATGTGTGTACTCTGTTACCGAGCCAAATTCGTTTTACGAACTGTATAACGAAATGGACAAGTGCACTCGATCAACTGAAATCATAGAGATGCTAGGAGCTGAGATAACTGGCAAGAACCGCAACTCATATATCGAGCGGCTGTTTACGCGGTATCAGAAACTCAGTAGGGCAGAGGCTGAAAAAGATCTTAACTTATGGAGGCAGCGAAATGGGTAAAGAAGAAGGAGAGATAGAAAAATACCTTGACCAGGAAGTACGTAAGCATGGCGGGTTCACACGAAAGTATACCTCACCAGGTCGGAGAGGAGTACCTGATCGAATTATCTTTTGGGAAGGCGTGGCGTTTGCTGAGATAAAGACTGCCGTGGGTGAACTCAGCGTTTTTCAGAAACGCGAGCTAGCCCGAATGACTGATCAAGGTGCCATAGTTGAAGTTATGACTAGCAAAGAAGACGTGGATCGATATGTCGCGGATCGCGTTTACAGTATGGAATTATGGAGGGCGTATGAAAGATAACTTTACACACATGGTACGAAACTGCAAAGACTGGGACCCTGCGAAATTTAAGACTCGTGGCTGCATCAGTGTCAAGGAAGACGGAGTACGCGCGTTCTATTACCCGGGAGACTCGAAGCTCTGGTCGCGGAGTGAGAAACCTATCTACGGCATGGAACATATTCTACATGAATTAAGTGGGTTTCCCTGGCCAGTGGATATGGAGCTCACGGTTCCTGGGATGGAGTTTAATGAGGCCTCAGGAATTATTCGTAACCACAGCGCCTCGTATGACGTCATAGGCAATGTTATCGATATAGTGAGCCCAGGAGATTTAGTTGAACGGATGGCCCGCCGGCCCAGGGAATCGGAGCATATTCGGCATATCCCCCACTTGAAAGTTTTCGCCGAGCCTGATGTTATGAAGCACTATGAAACCGCGTTATCCTCGGGGTACGAAGGTATTGTATGGAAGTCCTTGGATCATCGGTATGAGAACAAGCGAAACTTTGATTGGATGCGAATGGTGCCTGTGAAGTCGGAAGACTGCGAGGTGCTAGGAGTCTATGAAGGCAAGGGCAAGATGGCCGGCATCGCTGGTGGCATTTACATCGACTTCAAAGGTATCAGGTGTAAGTGCGGTACCATGAAGGGTATGACCTACGAGGACCGAGAGGAGCTCTTAGCGAACGCTGATAATTACGTTGGCCAGTGTTTAGCGGAAGTTGAGTACAAGGAACTGCAGCCGAGTGGCAAACCCCGCCAGCCTCGTTTTAAGCGGTGGAGATGGGACAAGTGAAACTTCATAAATACCAGGAAGACGCGGTACAGTTTTGTCTAGATAACCCGGCTACCTATCTGGCTATGGATATGGGTCTAGGCAAGACTGCTGTCGCGTTAACAGTGATTGACAGACTTAAGGTTAAGGCGTTTGTGTTTGCTCCGTTACGACCAGCTTACAACACCTGGCCAGAAGAAATACGAAAGTGGACTCCACGTCTGTCCTATTACATCTGTCACGGTCCTGAGAAGTCTTTGTACGGCCTCGAGGACTGTGACATCATAATAATGAACTACGAAGGCCTTAAGTGGTTCACAGAACAGAAAGGAAAGTGGGTAAAACGGATGCTCATTCTAGATGAGTCCTCCATGTTTAAGAGTCACTCTACATCGCGTTTTAAGATGCTTAAGAGCTCCGTGACGCTCTGGTTGAAGCATAAGGTGTGTCTCAGTGCTACTCCTGCGCCGAACGCGCTGAGCGAGCTGTGGTCTCAGTACTACATCCTTGATAAAGGAGCAGCTCTAGGCAAAAACATCTCCGAGTTTCGCCGTAGGTACTGCACCAGTTTTTCTTATCCAGGCATGTCGTTTACCAAGTATACTGTCGATCCTAGGTTCGAGCAAGAGATATACGACAAGGTAGCGCCGATAACGTATCGTCTTAAGGCTGAGGATTACCTGGACATGCCGGATATTACCTATAACTCCATTAAGTGCGTGATGCCACCAGATATAGCCAGGCAGTACAAGAAACTAGAAACTGAGTTCTTTATGGAATGGGATGAAGGCGAGGCTGAGATGGCTAACGCCGCT